ATTGTGGTTGGTCGCCGTAGCCAATTTCTTTTAGCCGACACCAGAAGTTTCTTTTCTTCACGAACATTTGTCGTTGTTCACGCTGCTTGTTTCTCTTACGCAACAGGGTCAGGTTCGGTCTTGGGTACTGATTGGTTGCAGGAAACATCTACCCACGTTTCCGTGTGTGAAATACCAACACAGTGCAATCCCGTATGTGGCCTTGGGGGTGTTCTTCCTCTGCAAGTTTGCAACGGTCTTCCGTTAGCTCGGTCCACCCATGCAGAGGTTGAACATGAAGTTATGCAGTGAACTATAGCAGGTGTGTATGCTTGTTTCTACATGGGTACTAAAAGATCTGTCCCTCCTCAGGACAAAGCCAAGTTTTTTGCGTTGATCGCGTCGGGGCGTACCATCAAAGATGCGTGTGCCGAAACAGGGGTGCATTACAACACGGGTTCACGTTGGGTGAAGAAGGCTCGACTGTTGGAAGCGAACCGTAAAGAAGCGGCCCATAAGGTTTCGTCTGGTGCAGGATCGGGCGGTAGGCAAAGTGTTGCACACCATAATTTTATGGATGCGATTGATTTGCCGTCAGTTATCCCGTATGAGCATTTGTGTGATAACGCTAAACGCGGGTTGGAAGATTTTGATTTTTTCCGTAGCCACTATCTTGGGCGTGTCCCGTCGCCGTGGCAGGTCGAAGCGGCAGTGCAACTGGTTGGGTTGTTGGAGTCCGAAGAAAAAGAATTTGTGGTGTTGAACGTTCCGCCTGGTGCGGGTAAGTCCACATTGTTTCACGATGTTGCGGTGTGGGCGATTGTTCGTAACCGGCGTGTTCGTGTGATGATTGGGTCTGTTTCTCAGAACATGGCGAAGATGTACTCTCGTCGTATCCGTGAAACGCTTGAGCGTGTGATGCCTATTGAACCTGATCCGATGATGGTTCAGAAGGGGTTGGCTGTCAACGCGGAAGGCTGTTTGACGATTGACTATGGCAGGTTCAAACCTGTCGATAAGGGGGCGTTGTGGCGTTCAGAGGAGTTTGTTGTTGAACAAGAAGACGGAAACGGTTTGGATAACAAAGAACCAACAGTCCGAGCCTATGGTATTGAGGCAGAGTTCATCGGCCACCGTGCCGACCTTTGCTTGTTTGACGATGTGGCCTCACCCGATAACGCCCGTGAAAGTGTGGCTCGCGACAAACTCCTTGAACGGTGGGACAATGTGGCTGAAGCCCGATGCGACCCAGGTGGGTTGCTAGCTGTTATTGGGCAGCGTCTCGGTTCGGGTGATTTGTATGCTCATTGTCTTGCGAAGGAAACGTATGACATTGAAGAAGACATCAACTATGACGGTTCGGATGTGCAATCCCCTGAAGATGTTGAATCTGGTCAGCCTGTCCGACAGAAAAAATACAAGCACATCATCTATAAAGCGTATTACGAAGAATTAGATACCGGTAAGGAATCTCGTTCGTTCAAATCGTTGCCGTACCCTGAAGGTCCGTTGCTTGACCCGAAGCGTCTCCCGTGGAAAGATTTGTCGTTTATCCGCTACAACAAACCTGACGTGTTTCAGGTGGTGTACCAACAGGAAGACCTTGATCTTGATGCTCGACTGGTGGACCGTACTTGGATTACTGGTGGCAAAGGAGCAGATGGGGTGGATTACCCTGGCTGTGTTGATAACGAACGCCAACCTGGGTATATCCCTGAAGGTTTAGCGCATCCTTGGGTGTCTATTTGTGCGGTTGACCCGTCACCAACAATGTTTTGGGCGTTTGTTTGGATTATTTACCAGCCTGAAACCCAGATATACCACGTGGTTGACCTTGAACGGGTGAAGTTGACCGCTGAAGAAGTCCTTGGATTCAACACTTCGACGGGGGAGTATTCAGGGTTGATGCACGAATGGCAAGAACGGTCCTATCAGATGGGTTATCCGATCAGCCATTGGGTTGTTGAGATCAATGCGGCACAGCGTTTCTTGTTGGCACATGATTTTGTGCGTCGCTGGCAGGCAACTAACCGTGTGAACGTCATTTCTCACACCACTTCCCGTAACAAAGTTGACGAAAAGCTTGGTGTTGAGGCGTTGATTCCGCCGGTGATCAGGTCGGGGGCTATGCGGTTCCCTTCTATGCGTGGCAACTGGAAAACCTTGGCGGCCCAAGATGAGTTGACGAAGTGGAGTCGAGATAAAAAGCACGGCACCGACATTGTGATGGCGTTGTGGATGGCAATTTTGAATCTGCCTAATTTGACCCAGGCGAAGCCACCGCCAAGACAGTGGCGACCTTCGTGGTTGACAACCAGATAAATGTGTTATCTTAGGTTCGTCTTGGCTACCAAAGGTTTTGAATGAAAACTGTTGAAGAAATCGTTGAACTGTACAAGGATCGTGTTGACACTCAAGGACCGATCCTTCGTCAGATGCGAGAAGTGCGACAGTTAGCAAATGGTGATGTCATTGTTCCGTTGAACGAATTGGACAGGAACACGAAATCTTCTGTGGCGAACCTTCTTGTTCAGGGTCTTGACCAGATGAGTATGCGTGTTGCTTCTACGATGCCGTCACCGTATTTCCCTGCTTTGCGTGAAGGTCAGGACCGTTCGATGAAACTGGCCCGTGACCGTAAGCGGGCAATGCTGGCTATTTGGGATCAGAACCGTATGTCTATGAAGATGCGTCAACGTGCGCGTCACCTTTTGGCGTACAGCAATTCGCCTGTTTATTTGAAGCCGAACTTTGATAAGCGTCTTCCTGAGTGGCAGTTGCGTAACCCGTTGGATACTTTTGCTGCTCCACGGATTGACATTGATAATCCTGTTCCGGACAATGTGATTTTTACGTATCACCGCCCTTACCGTTGGCTGATGCAAAACTACGGGGTACTGTTGAACGGTACGTTGCGTGTGGCGAACCCAGGACAAGACACCCTGTTCACCATCCTTGAATACGTCTGCGCCAACGAAATCGTCACCATCGCAATGGGATCAGAAAAATCTTTCGACCCTGTAACAGGGCAAACCTTCCCAGGTCAGCAAGCAGTAGAACTGTCCCGTGTCATCAACCGCACAGGTATGCCACTGGTAGTTATGCCGCAACGCATCACCCTTGACAAACCCCGTGGACAATTCGACGGGTTGCTCGGAATGTATTACACCCGCGCCCGTTTGCAAGCCCTCACCGAAATCGCTATCGAACGAGGCATTTTCCCTGACGAATACCTTGTGTCACGCCCAGGTGAAAACGCTGAAATCATCCAAATCGCAGACGGCAAAACAGGCCAACTTGGTGTGGTCAAAGGTGGAGACATTACACAGCTACAAACAAACCCTGGCTACAAAACAGATGTGGCGTTGGACCGTTTGGAACGTCAAGAACGCCTAGAAGGTGCTATCCCCGCAGAGTTCGGTGGAGAATCCGGCACAAACATCCGTACAGGTCGCCGTGGTGAATCCATCCTGTCAGCAACCGTGGACTTCCGTGTACAAGAAGCGCAAGAACTGTTCGCATCTTCACTTGTTGAAGAAGACAAAATCGCTATCGCTATCGAAAAAGCCTACTGGGGTAACGCATCAAAGTCGTTCTACATCCCAGGCACAGGCGGCGGAATGAAGGATTACACCCCGAACAAGATGTGGGAAACAGACTTCCATTATGTTTCGTACTCCGCATCAGGGGCAGACATCAACAATCTTGTTATCAGTCTTGGACAACGCTTAGGTACAGGTTTGATGTCTAAAGAATCAGCCCGTGAAGCAGACCCAATGATTAGCGATCCTGAGTTGGAACGTGACCGTATCGTGGCAGAAGCCATCGAGTCGGCTTTGTTGCAGTCAGTACAGGCACAAGCCGCCGACCCGAACGGCCCATACCAACCAGATGATTTGGCTTTCATCGCTGAACAGGTAGCATCTAACAAGATGAGTTTGCCTCAAGCTATTCAAGCAGCGCAGAAACGCGCACAAGAACGACAGGCAACTCCCGCCCCGACGGGTGCGCCAGAAACAATGCCTGGTTTGTCACCTGCTGGTGTCGGTATGGAACAACCAATGGAAGCCCCTGCGCCGTCAGGTATTGAAGGTCTTCTTGCACAACTAGGTGGTGGCGGTGGTGGTATGGCTCCGCCTGCTCCACCAATGGGAGGGATGCTGTAAATGGCGAAGCAATACCCAAATCGTTCTGATCTTCGTGGTGGCAAAGTAGCGAAACAAACCGTTACCGGTCAAACCTATGGTCAGGCTACACAGCAGATGCAGGCACAGTCGGCTGTTCCTATGGCGCAAGCCCCAACAGATAAACCTGTTGTAACCCCTGGTTCTCTTGGTGCTTTTGACCGCCCCACGGAACGCCCGATGGAACCTGTAACAGCGGGTGCTTCGTTTGGTCCTGGGCCAACACCGCGTACACAGTTCACACCGATGACGAACGACAATGTTCTTATCGAGCTTCGTGCTTTGTATGCCGCATACCCGTCTGATGATTTGGCGGATATGTTGGATTCTTATGTGCGTGAGGGCTACTAATGCCTTTTGCTGAAGGCGATCCAGTTACGCAAGATCAACGTCTTGATGCGTTGTATCGGATGCAACAACAGGAAAAGACAGCGAAAGAAACTTTTTCTAAAGATGTTGCTGACCGTGCATCACAGATTTATCGTGACGCACCGTATATCCCTGCGTCTGTAATTTTGAGTATGGCAAAATCTGGAACAAGTCCAGAAACTGTGCAGGCCATTAAGAAAACTGCAGCATTAAAGACTGCTAGAGATCTTGACCCGAACAAGCCAAAGAAAAAAGGTTGGTTTCAGGAAATTATTGCTGACAATGTGAAAGCCGCTTCTCGATGGACTTTCGCTGGTTTATCACTTGTACCTGATCTTGTACAGAACGTTGCTTCACAAGCTTTCTCACCTAACGACCCTGCTGGATTTGATGGGTGGTTCAAATCCACACAGTTAGGTACATTGATGTCCAACACCCAGGAAGCCGGTGAAGGTTTCTTCCTTGGTGAAGTAGCGATGGAAAAACAGGGTGAACGGGCTAGGCGTGTTCGTGGTGAAATCAACGGTCATGCTTGGACTATTGGCCGTGGTGCAGCAGAACTAGCGTTCACACCAGGCTCAAAGCCATATGGGATTTTGTCGGGTTTTGTTGATGCTGCAGTCAACATTGGCACTGACCCGACACTTATCGCAGGTAAAGCATTAGCACCTGTCAAAGCCGCTAGAGCAGCACTACCTGGTTTAGCCACATTAGATGAGATTGAGAACGCTTCTAAACTTGCTAAAGGTGTTGCAGGTTTGAACTCTGCTGAAGGTATCGCTTTCCAAGCATCTAAGTTTGGTAAGTGGGTTACATCAGATAGCCGAGCGCAACGTCTCGTTACCCGCATTGTTGAAGTTTCTTCTGACGCAGCGAAGTCTGTTGAAGAAAAAACCTTGTTCATGCTGGAAAACATCCCAGGTTTAGATCCTGCTACAGCCCGTGCTTTTGCTGAAGCTGACGACACAGCAAAGGTTTATGGTTTGCTTGGAACAGTGTCGGCTCGTCTAGCCACAAACCCTTCTGATGTTCTTCTCCCGACAGACATTCGTGACATTGACCTTGCCCGTTTTAGCAAAGGTTGGGATGACGGAATCAAAGAACGTGTCGGCTTTTATCGCACATTCCGCAACAAATGGCTACAAACAATGCCTAAAGGATCTGTTGTTATCAACGGGACCGGTGCAGACAAAACAGAAGCAGTCAAATCATATGCTCGGTATATGCGTGGCGCAGGTTTAATTGACGAAACACCTGAATTTAAGACTGTCATGCAGAAAGTTGTAGAAGCATACTCCAGCACCGACCCCGCTACGGCCCGTGCATCCGTCAAAGAAGCGTATGATTTGATGCTTGAAACAGTATTCACGCATCTTGGTGGTAAAAGCCCACAAGCAAAACTTGCAGCGCAAGAACTAATCGGTGCCGCCCGTTCAGCCCGTGCAAGACTTTTCCAAGTTGACGAACTAGGAAACGCCGACGATGGCGGTGCTTTACAACAGTTACGTTCTGTTCTGCCACAAAACGCCTTGGATGAGTTTGACATCACTGTCCACGATAGGCTCACAATCGCAGGCCCTGGTGCATTGAACGAATTAGCAGACGATGTTGAAATACTTCCTGATTTCCGCCGTGTCCGTGCATTAGCAGGGAACCCATGGCTTACTCGTAACGCTGCTGGTAAAGAACGTGCTGCAGCAGTGATGGCTTCGTTTGTCCAACAAGAAATATGGAAGCCTTTAGCATTGGCAACCGGTGGATACATGATGCGTAACATGATTGACGCACAAACCCGTATCGCCATGTCAGGCCGTCGAGGATTATTCAATCACCCTATGGATTTCATTATGTGGGTGACACGCCGTAAAGGTGGATTTGACATCACTGGTGAAGACTTCGGAAAAGTTACAGGTGTATGGAACAAAGAGCAGGACACATTTTGGCAGGCTCTCACATTTGACCTGCACAAAAACCTGAAAGACCCATATCTTGCTGAACAGAAACTTCTTCGTAACGGCAACTTCTCTATCGCAGATCGTGGAGCAGACGCAACAGCACACGTCACTGGGTATGTTGACAACCTAGCCCTCATCAACGATGACGTTATTTTGAATCAAGTTGCACGGCTCAACCTTGAAGGTTTGACACAACCTGAGCGTGTGCAGCGAATCACTGACTGGTTGAATGACCCACAGCAAAGCGAACTGTTAGGTCAGTTGCGTAACTATTTCGCTGAGGGTGTAAAAATCACTGACCCACAAACAGGCAAAACAGCACGTATCTCTATTGACCCCAACGACCTTGATGAATCAGTGAACGCTTGGGTGGACAAACTTGCAGAGTTCAAAGTCGGCACGATTGTCCGAGGAAACGACGAACTATCTGTTGTTTCGGGCTACAACAAAGTCCCACTGACATACGATCTTGGTGATGGTCGAGTTGGTGCAGTAGGAACAGTCAACATTGACCCCGCCAACATTGACCCGAAAGACATCCTTGAAGGCCCAGGCGGTATCGGATCTGTTATCCGTTTGTCAACAGGTGAAGAAGGATTGATTATCCGTAGCATTGACACACCGAACGGTATTGACCCGTTCACTGGTTTGCCTATCACGAAAACCGAATACGTTGTCCAACCTGTTTTTGCAGGTCCTGCTTTCACAGCAGATGGTTTAGGTACACAAAACCTTCGCAACCTTGTTGACACTCTTGGGCTTGATGGCAAGCTTGCCCAAAAGGTGAAGATTGCACAGCGAGGCATGGGTGACGGCTCGACTGCTGGACAGAAGTTTTTGCAGGCTAAAGACAAGTTCGTAGATATGTTCTTTGTGAACCTGTACGGCACAGTGACAAAGACACTTGAAAAGTCGCCGGTGTTTCGCCAGTCCTACTATGACGAAGTGTTCCGTAACGCTGACCTGCTTGATCCTGCCGAAGCAAAAATCCTTCTTGACCGTGTAAAACAAAACGCTGCTGCTGCTGGTATGAAACCAGAAAACTATGTGGGTGGTAAAAAGGTTCTTGCTCGTATTGAAGAACAAGCTAACTCAACATCACAAGCAATCGGCACCGTTGACCAGTTAGACGATTTCGCTAAAGCATCTGCTCTACGCAAAACACAAGAACTCCTGTATAACGCTACGGAACGATCAAACCTTGAAGACGTTATGCGTATCATCATCCCGTTCGGTGGGGCATGGAAAGAAGTTCTTGGCACCTACGCCAAAGCAGTCATTGAAGACCCAACCCGTATCCGTAAAGCCCAACTTATTTTTGACGGTGCAAGAAAGTTTGACCCCGACAACAACGGCGAAGGCTTCTTCTACAAAGACGCAACCACAGGCGAATACTCGTTCAACTTCCCACTGTCCGGTCAGCTAACAAAACTTGTGACAGGTTTGGAAGCACCAATGCAGGCACCCGTAAAGCGCATCTCTATCGGTTTGGGTCTTGTCCCATCTATCGGGCCGATGGCTCAAATTGCTGCATCAAAAATTATTCCTGATACTCCAGCGATGGATTCAATCAGCAAGCTTCTGTTGCCATACGGCAAGAAAGAAGGATTCACGATTACCCCGTTGTGGATTCAACGTTTGAACCAAGCATGGGAAGGCGACACACAAAACCTACAAACTGTGTACGGCAACACCTACATCGAAACGCTTCGGGCATTGTCGGCTTCAGGTGAGTACGACTTGTCGGATCCGAACGAACAAGAAAAACTGTATGCCGATGCCCGTGGGAAAGCACGTTCATTGACTGCGCTTCGTGCATTGGGCCAGTTCTTCGGCCCAACATCACCCGCCCCTGAGTTCAAAATTGACACAATCTCTGGTGATTTCTACGGGACACAGCTTGTCAAAGAGTTCCAAAAACTACAGGCAAACAACTACGACACCGCCGTGTCTGAATTCCTGCGTATCTACGGCAACGATGCCCTGCTGTATATCTCCAACAAAACCGAATCAGTAGCGGGTGGTTTGGAAGCAACCGACGATTTCGGTGATTGGGAACGAAGCGAAGGTAAAGGACTCATCAACCAATACCCTGATGTCGCTGGTTTCATGGCTCCAGGTGGAGACAATTTCTCGTTTGAAGTGTGGTCGCGACAAGTAGCCAAAGGTCGCCGCCGTCGATTGACGGATCGTCAGATTGTCGAGTTGGCACAGTATCGTGCAGCATCGGCACAGTATCGTGCGTTGCGTGACAAACTGCCTCCACGCCCAACATCTGAACAGAAGCGTTGGCTTCGTCAGTGGCGTGAAAAACTAAACAAGGAATACCCTGGTTTCCCTGTGGTGGCAGAGTTCAACCCTGGTGAGTTCCCGAAGAAACTTGAACAGTTGACCCGACTTGTACAAGATGACCGTCTTTCAGATAACGATGTAGCTGATGCGACCCGTCAGTATTTGCAGGCACGTGAAGCGGCTGTTCAACGTTATGTTCAAGCTGGTGGCGCACCTGGTGGGTTCTCTACTGCTGTTGCTGCAGGCCCGCTTCGTGACTGGCTTGCCGGTGTTGGTAAAGCACTAAAAGAGGACACCCCTGAGTTTGCACGTTTGTATGAGAGACTGTTATCAACAGAGGTTGAAGAATGAGCCAAGGCAATACAAATCCAGAAGAAGAACAGCAAGTTGATTTGTCCACTTTGCCACCGTTAGGTTCGGTAGGTACAGGTGGGTATTCACTACTGCCTGATGTCCAGTTACCACAACGCCGTGTAAAGGGTGCTGTAAAAACGATTGGTCAACCCCAAGCAAAAGACATTTTGCCGTCAAGCACAGGTGGTAACGAGTTCATCTATATCGGGCAGAACCTTGTCAACAAAGACGGTCTTATTTCCCGTGGACAATACGGCGAAGATGAGGCTTATTCAGAGTTAGCGAAACTGTCGCTGGCTGAACGCCGTTCTTTCCAAAACCTGTTGTACTCAGTTGGCGCATACGGGAATACAAAGCCGTCACGATCTGGTTTCAACAGTGCTGACTTCTCTGCTATGCGTGAAGCGATGCTGTACGCCAACGCCAAGGGTGTAACACTTGATGTTGCTGTGACCATGATGGCATCCGAATTGGGAAGCGGTGGCGCAGGTGGAGGCGCACGAATTCGCACCACACCAAAGCAGGATCTACAAGCCGTGTTCCGTCAAGTGTCCGGTCAAATCCTTGGCCGTCGTTTATCTGATGCTGAAGTCGAGAAGTTCGTGAAGTCATACACCCGTGCAGAAATTTCTGACGCGATGGGTGGTGCTGCCGCCCCATCGGTTCAGACTGCCGCCACACAAGCAGTTGAGGCTGCGGCTCCTGATGAGGCTGCGGCTATGGGGGCTTTACAGTTGACGAACATTATTGATTCCGCAATCAAGGAGCTTGGCTAATGGCTGAACAGGATTTGAACACTAAACAGGATTATGCAAATCGTCTTTTGCGTTTGCAGGAACTTATCAATAGCAACGATAAATACATTGGTCAACAACCACAGTTTTCTTCTAGATACAACGAAGCGGTCAGTACACGTCAAAAACTGGTGAAAGACTATCTGCAAACCGTTGTTGACATGAGAACAAAATTTGGTGTTGTCGGTTCAGATTTCAAAGTTGTCAAAACTGTTCCCAAATCTTTGACCGACCTTTTGGATTTGGCTAATGGAAACAACATTGAAGATGTCGTTCAAATTGTTGTACCACAAGTTTTGTCTAAAAGGATTTCTCCTGCAACTGCTCAATCTGCTGGAAGTTGGGGCATTGCTGCTACCCCTGCACAAATTAAAGCAGTAAAACAAAAAGCAGTACAAGGACCCAAACTTTCTGAACCTGGTGCAGAAGTGGTTACTGGTCCTACAGGTGCTACTGGACCTGCTGGTGGCGGTGGTGCTGGCGGTGCAGACAAAACTAAAAAACCTGCACTCCCAAAGAATTGGGAAGCACAGTTCCGCCGTATGTTCCCCGAACAATCATGGCTACTTGACCTTGACAAAACCAAATACCCGAAACTGTTCTCACTCATCCAGCGCGGTATCTCTGATCGGATGTACGAAACCGCTGAAGGTCAGCAACGTTTCGCAGCAGAACTAAGAAACACTGATTTCTATGTCGAGTTGCGTAACACAGACAAGGTACGCCAAATCAAATCACTTGTTGGTGACCTTGGATTTGACTCCGTACCGTTCAACAAGTTCCTGACCACAGCATCCAACATGGGATGGGAAGGCGAAACCCTTCAACAAGAGGTCTATAAAGAAGCGTTCCGTAAGAACGAAACAGGCCAGTATGTCAACCCGACAGCCGTTACCCGTGCCAAAGCATCCAACAACTATCTTGCTATCGC